GATCCTGTTCCTCTTTTTATTTGTATTGTACTTGCCATTTGTTATAAATATTTAAAAAGACCCCCCGTCCATATTTCCTATAAAGGATGTTGCTGTTATTGTTCCACTTGAACTTATATTACTACTTGCACTTATGTTGCCTAAGGCTATTATATTAGCAAATATAACATCACTTCCTGTAATAGCAAATGATGCCGTAGAAGAATTTGATACTTTAGCGTCTATATTTGTTTGTAGAGCGGAGCTTGAAGCGTTTAACTGTGCTAAAGTTGATATAGTAGCATCGACATTTAAGGTAACACTGCCTACTGTACCTCCCCCTGATAATCCAGTTCCTGCTGTTACGCCTGTTATAATTCCACCACCTGCTGTAGCTAATGAAGCACTTACACTAGGAAACCCCTTAATAGATAAATCTCCACTTGCACTTATATTACCTGATGCTGTTATATTAGTAAGAGTTACTAAAGAACCTGTGCCATCGCGAAGTGTGCCATTGTCTGTTTGTAACACCCTTTGAAAGGTGTCTTGAATATTACTTCCTCTTAAATTTGGTAATCCCATTTATAACCATTATTTTTTCTTTGAAAGCGCTGTAATAACACCACCAATAATTTTATTTGGATTGTTGATTTCTTTGCCTTTTAGGTAAGTCCCAACGATGTTATTGAGTTTATTTCGTTTGATTGAAATGTTGTCTATATTGATGTCTTCTTTTATAAGAAGTTTAAATAAGTTAATTACGTGGTCTCTTTCAGTTAATGTGATTGCTTTTTTAACATTAACTTTAACTTTTGTTTCGGTAATTGGTTTGCGAGTTTGTGATTTTACCTCAACAGTTACTTTCTTGCTTGCAGCTACCTCAAAGTCACTTTCCCACGGGGTGAAATATGTATCCTCAGCGATTACTTCGAGTCTTATATTGCCTGACGCCGATTCATCTATGAGTCCCTTGAGTTTTCTAATGGGTATTTCGCATTTACCTGATGAGTTAATGCTACCGTCGAACATAAGAGAGTAATCGTTTGTCTCCACGACTAATCTAGCCTTAGACTTATTTAGACTGGCACCCTCTAATTTGATGTCGCATTCAAATAATTCGGATTTGTCAGTAAATAATTTGTACATAGTATATTTTGTTATAAATATATGGTTATTGTTAGAACTTAATATTTTCTGTTAATACCTCAATATTTAATATTTCTTTTGCTAATAGGCGAATGTCAGAAACTTTAATTTTATAATCGTTGATTTCTTTTGACTGTTTTATAGTTTTACCTTGTATTTTACATATAAGTTTAACAAGGCGTTTTTTCTTATCAGGTTCGCCATAGAATACTTCATCCATTGAAGCACCTTGTCGTATTTCCTCAATTGCTTCTTCAACTAATTGTACATTATCCCAAGTATATGGAATACCTGTAGTAGGTGCTTTATCCCATTTAAAATTGGCGTCCTCCCATTTAATTGGTGTCGCCATTAATTATTAGCGTTTCTTATTTCATCCCTTGTTAAAGGAGTTCCTGTGGGTGAAACAGATACCTCATTATTAAATACTATTGTAGATTTAGTAAAGAATTTTTGTGGTTTTTTGTTGAGTTCTTTTTGGATATTTTGAGATATTAAATATCCCTGTAGTTCTAAACCAAATTTTGTTTGTACTACTCTATTATTCCCTTGTGCTATTTCTGTTGTGTTGCTATATGAGTCTATTTTAGCTAAGAACTTAAATCTTTCTTCATCCCCCCAATATGAATCTGATGCATAGTTGATTGCCTCTACTATGCCGTTGTTTTGAGCAACATAATCTGTCCATATAGTACAAGTGTAGTTAATTTTTACAAAATCAGGCATAACTACAGCGTGCATTTCCTTTTGTGGGATTCTATTTTGGAGGACATTGAAATTATCGTATTGGTTTCTTTTTGTATATTTTTCTTGAAATGAATAATATAGGTTTGGATTGTTAGCATCCATTTTATTTCCTAAATCTCTACGCTTTGTAAGACTTTCTCTCTTAAACATTATAAGGGGAACTTGAATTTTACCCTCTTTGTCTCTATAATATCCATCTTTTTGGACAGATTTCCATCTTTCTGGTGAACCATATATTAAAGGAACATTTACTTTATTTCCATTTATAATAACTGAAGGTTTAATTACTTCGTTAAAATAATACATGATAGCTTCATCATGATCCTGTAGGCTAATTGTTATGTCTTTTACAGTGTCATCCTTGCGAGTGGTGATTCTTCCTCTATTTAAGTTAGATCTATTGTCTGGGTTAGGAAAACTCTCAACTGGAAACCCTTCAGCGAAGCCTGAAGATAAATTATCTCTTAAGCGATCATATCCACTTGATGGTACAGGTGTGTTTTGGTGTATTTGTTTCTTATCAGCCATTCTATCCTAACATATTTGCTATTCCACCATCCACCTTAGTAGTAGAGGGATATTTTCCCTCTCTTAAAGGTATTAAATTTAATTTTTCTACTCTTGATAAGTGAGTATTAACTAATATAGAAAAGCTATCACCAAATCCTACAGTTTCTGTGGATAAGGCATAATCTGGGTCTCTACCCATTATTAATTGGTTTTCTACTCGAGAGTCAACTTCATAGAAATTATTACGAAATAATAATATATCTCCTACTTCAGGTATTAGTTCTATTTTAGCCAATTCATGTTTAAGAAATCTAAAACCAACGATTTGGTTAACATCAGATCCAAAATCATCAGACGACCACGCTTGGTCGTCTCTTTTAATTAAACATGCTAATTTTAAAGGTTCATAATAATGTTTACCCGGTGCCTCACCATAAACATTTACCTTTGTTTGTTCAAGGGCAAATTTATAGTATGCAACTTCTGTTTGGATTATGTCCTTAAGTAATTCGCTGTTGATATTTTGGAATAATGATATGTCTCGAGAGTTTCCAAATAAAGCCATTAGTCCATTCGTTTAAGGGTTTCTTCTTTCCATCTTAAATTCATTAACCCTTCTATTTTAAAAATTCCATTTTCAACATCCGAATACAACATTGCATCTCTCATAGGTTTTAAATCATCCTTTGGATTATTTCGTGTTACGAACTTAATTTGTACCCTTGTGAATTCTATGTCATCCTTTTGTGGATATTCTTCTGGTGTAATATTATTTACAATTGTAACTTTATCTACACCCCTAACCTGGTCTAAAATTTTAGTAATGTTAATTTCTCTTTTAGACATCATAGATGCCTGTACTTGGTAAGTGTTTACAATTTCTGATAGTATGTCTTTTAATTTATTCATTACATTACATAAATTGGGTAAGGTACCTTAGTGAATATTTCTTGTGATTGTTGTGCTTCTGCGTTTTTTCTTTCTAGTTGTTTTAATCTAGTAGTTTCCTCAAGAAGTTTTTGGATTTCTTCTATTAGTTTAACTTTTTCTTCTTTAGCTTCTGTGATTAATCTTACATGGTCTAAAGTTGTTTCGGCTCCAGGGATAGGAATAGTAGTGTATTTACCTCTAACACTTCCTAGCATTTCTTTTATTAATGCAAGTGCATATTTTCTAATCCACTGTCTACCAGGTTCATTAATGTAAGCATACACTGGATTAGTGTAGGGTACATTAGAAGCATCTGTTATAAGTCCTGTTGAAGGGTTTTTTATGGGGGCATTTGCAACTGATTGAACTACATATTCATAATGTAACATGTAAGCACTAGTAGGAATAGGGAATAGTTTTAGGTATCTATTATTAGTTAATTCAAAATGATATCCTGATTTTCTAATTGTATCATTTAATTCAATTGCTTGTAGTTTCTGAATATCAAAACTCAAAGGCATTAACATAAAGTTTACACCAGGTGAATAGTTACCAAATCCAAATGTTTGCATTAATGATTGAATTCCCGTACCTGTACCTGCATAGGGATCAAAATATCTATTAATAGCTGCTGGAGAGTTATGGTAGAGTCTTTTGATGTATATTGCTTCTGATCCACTTACTGATGACCCAATGTGAGTTAAAAGGTCATATCTTTGTTGGTTTCGTGATACCAGTAAAGAACCTGTTTCTAACCTATAATCACCCCCAGATCCATCGGCTTCATTACCATACTGTTCAGATAAATTTACTACCCCTCCTAAGTTAGGTGTTATTAGGTGGTTATTAAAGTTTGAACCTGTTGTTGTGCCTTCTACATTTCCAAAGTTGTTTATTATTTGAAAATTATATAGTTGTGTTCCATATTCGTTGGTGGCTTCTTCAAAGGCTGCGAAAAAATTTACATCTTGTAATTCAATGTCTACTAGAGGATATCCTAATCTACTAGCACACCATGTAGCAACCATTTCTGAATCTGTTTGGAATGATTGATCATCATCATAGAAACCGAAGGGGGTGTTACCAGGAAAAAATGAAGAAGATCCGGGCCATATTGGGATGTGAGACATTGGGGTGTATTAATTTGAGCGTTCCATTATAAATATGGAAAGATACTAAAAAATATAAGAAGTTAGGGGTTATATTAGGAATTTTCTAATGCCTTTAGTCTTTCTTCTAGCTTTTGTATAAGTACTTGTTGGTCTTGTACTGCGTTTACTAATAGGGGAGTTAGTTTTCCATAGTCAATTCCCCATGGTATCTTACCCCCACTAGAATTTACTTTTATAGAGCCAGTACCAGCACCCTCTACAGCAACTGCTTCAGGGAATATTTTATTTAAGTCTTGGGCTATTATTCCTGTTGATATTTCTGATGAGCCAGTAAAATTATAATCTACTACATCAATTTCCATTAAGTCCGTTAAACCATATTGGGAAGATGTAACATTAGATTTTAAACGTCTATCAGAAGTAGTTACATATTGTACTGCGGCGCCACTACCTCTAACTCTTCCTGAAAGATTTCCATCTCCCTCTAAGAATGAAATGAAATGGTTACTATTATTTAAACCTGAACCATCAGCATCATCTGTCCTTGCTATTTGAAGATCTAATACATCAGCGTTGAAATTTGTGCTCAGATTTTTAAATTTAACTACAGCACCTGTTGATACGGTATCATGTACTTCTAACCTTTTTGTTGGAGCTGTTATTCCTATACCAACATCTCCCCCATCAGTGAGTCTCATTACTTCATTTGATACTGTATCATCATTTTCATTTAGGCCAGCTGTACCAAAAGCTAGCTCACCACCTTTATCACTAGTACCATGAGTCTCACTCGCAAATGATGCAATGTATGCACTAGCTTCTAATACACTGGAAGGTACATTACCGTCTGTCGAATCAAAGCCAATACCTCCTAGGATATTACTGTTTACAGTAGAAAGATCAGCTCGCACTATCATCATCCCATTATTACCATCTCCACCTGAATGGTTAATTTGGAGTGAATTCATTGGGGTAACAGTTTCTATACCTATCTTGCCCTTTAAAGCTGTAAGTTCAATGCTATCATTACCTAGGACAACACTATTTTTTCCTACACTTACAGCATCCGTCCCTATAACGATAGTATTATAATTAGACGCTATTGCTGTCTCCTCACCCGTAAGAAAGGAATGTTCACCATTTCTTGAATCCTTTCCTATAAAAACATTACCCCCTCCATATGCGTTTATACCAGGATTGCCTGAGGAAT